GCCCTGACTTTTGCCCTGACTTTTGCCCGGACTTTGTCTTTTAGCAGTAATGTTGCCCTGACTTTTGCCCTGACTTTTGCCCTGACTTTTAATAATATTGGATTCTGTTTCTGGTTCTGGTAGAATTATGTTTAGCACTAGTTTCTGCACTGCATTAAGTATATCTTTACAATCTTTATCATTCAATTGTATAATACCATTGATAATATCAACAGGTCTATCAACAGGTCTTGCCAGTATTCCGTTTTGTGTATAAGAATAAAAACGTATCATATATAATGGGTCATAACCATAACCACTTTTACTGGTAATATTATAATAATTAATTAAATTGCGAATTATATCAACATTGTCTTCTTTTATAAAATCATTATCTAAAATTTGAAAATCAAAATATTTTGTAAATCCGTTTTCTATAAATTGAGCAACTGTGGTTTTAGTACTGATATTATAACTGCTGTTTTTTTTTAATATTGCTGCGGAAATTACACAAAATATTAGGAACATAATCTGTTTCGCTTGTTTATTTTCTTTCTCTTTCTCCTCTTCTCCAACATTATCAAGGTCGATTATAAATTTTGTATCTAAATCTAAAGCTATTAAATTATCTCCATAAAAACAAAAATTACCTGGTTTAACGTCCATTAGTAATTTATTTTTTTCAACAAGCAAAGATAATAATTTATCAAATTTTTCAATAATATCTTGCAAAGGCTCTTTCCATATGGAAATCGTTCTGCATTTCTTCATTAATATGGAGATTGATTTTAAATTGTCGGGAGGCAGTTCGTCTATGTCTTCTATATAATTCGGTCCGACAGTTACAAGACGATTCTTGGGGCTAAACATACTCTTGGGGCTAAACATACTATTGGGGCTAAACATATTGTTATTATAATTACAAAAAATTTGTATAACTCTAATAGAAATGTTTGATTCTGCTAGTTCAATTTGTAATTTTAATTCTTTTTTAATATCATTGACTTTTTGAATATCATTGGCTTTTTTAATATCATTGGCTTTTTTAATATCATTGGCTTTTTTAATATCATTGGCTTGTTCTATCATTACAACTGCTATTACATAATTTTTTAAAAAATCATCATCATTTTTTTCAATACTAAAAGGACCTTGTAAGTCTTCTTTAACCCCATAAACTGTTTTATTAGCGCCCGAACCGAGTATTTTATCATTTACACCGACCTTAATTTTAGTCATGAATATATATAAACTAAAAAGAAAAATAAATATTGTTTCAAATATAATATTATTGATAAAGAAAGCAATAACATTATAGAGAACCTACCACAATAATGGTTCAGGAAAGAACTCATTTAAAAGATTATTATAATACTTTTTAATATCGTCTGTAACAATAAACGTATCATCTGCCTTAGAATAAAGGTCATATTGATTGAAGGATAATACATTTTTTAATATTTCATCATCTTCTGGTTTCATAAATTCTCTATACGAACCACCGGTATGCCAAGGATAAAAAGAGTGAAAACGTATAATATCTTGATACTTTTTGGGAAAAATATGATTAATATTACGTTGTAGAACATTATACATATATTCATCGTGACCGAAAGTTATAACAAGGTTTTCTATACCACATCTTTCTTTGTAAATACCCATTTTTGTTGATAAAATAGGGTCATTCATATCAGGGTTCTCCATCATTGTTTTATAACATACAATAGTTTCTGGAAACTTACAACCGACAACGTATGTATCTCCTACTACCGCCCATGCGGGTTCGCCAAACTCAAATAATATTTTACCAAAATCGTGAATTAATCCACATATTTGTAATGCTTTATTATCAGGTTCTCTTTTACGTATTAATTCCGCAGTTTGATATGCATGGAAAGAATTAGGTTCGTCTGTATCAGGGTCACTCGGATCTATAAAATTATCCATTCGTGAGAGAACATCTTTCATATATAACTCACGATTATATGAAGTATTATACCGATATAACTTATTCTTTACGAATTGGTATGTTTGATTTTTATGCATTTCTTCATAAAATAAGAATTGTTTGGTGTTTTCGCGGTAGGTTCTCAATTTATTGATTTTATTAAAATCGCACATATAAAAATAAATGATATATAAAATAATTCTAAATTATAAATTCTCTATATCTTCACATGTATTAAATTGGTCATGATTTTTATGATAAATTTTAATTAATTGGACCAAAAATTTCAAATAATCTACAATACTGTATTCCGAATCATTAAATAAATCACAATCGTGCCATTTATTATCAAGTGATACCACATCTTCTAATCCACTTTGTATCAAATGTCTTGAAATAAATCGCATATCATTAAAGTCATCACTCCAAAAGCAAATGCGTTTATATAGACAGTAATTTTCATATATTGTGGAATTTTTTCTATAAAATAATTGAGAGAACATAACTTAATAGATATAATATATATATAAATCTATTTATATATTTATACCAATGTGTGATACAAAGACAATGATTATTCATGAAGATATATACGAACAATTAAGCGGATACTATAAAAACAATCAAATTCCAAATATTATATTTCATGGTGCAAGTGGGACAGGTAAAAAACGCATAGTAACCGACTTTATAGATAAAATATACAATAATGATAGAAATGTGATAACAAATAATGTAATGTTTGTGAACTGTTCCCACGGGAAAGGAATTAAATTTATAAGAGAAGACCTTAAGTTTTTTGCCAAAGCGAACTTGGAAACAAAACTCTATGTAAATTTCAAAACGATAGTATTATTAAACGCAGATTTTCTTACAAACGATGCTCAATCTGCGCTTAGAAGATGCATAGAATTATTTTCATACACAACTCGTTTTTTCATGATAGTGGAGAACAAGCATAAACTATTAAACCCTATTTTATCTCGTTTTTGTGAAATATATGTGCCGGAATGTTACACCAATAATCAATTTATAAATCTACACCAAATAACACTAGACAATATAGCGAATAATGATATACTAGTTAAACAAAAAGATTCTTTCATAAACGAGACTATTGCACAAATAAAACTAGATAAAGCAGATGGAAAATTAACCAATACACAAGTATTACAGTTTTGTGAGAATATTTATGATAATGGTTATTCAACACTGGATGTGGTAAATTCAGTTAAAAATGATAATACTTTGTCACACTTAAAGCGAACTTCGGTTGAAGTATATTACTCAAAAATCAAATCCGAATTGAGGTCTGAAAAACTATTATTATTTAGCATAATAAATTATATATATAATCGTGACACGGAAGATATTCAGAAAATAAAATTTATTTAAACCTTTGAAGGCACTATTTCAATGTTGGTTCAATGTTGGTTATATGTTGGTTCAATGTTGGTTATATGTTGGTTCAATGTTGGTTATATGTTTTACGTTTATATAAGAATAAAAAAATACGGTGTTTAAATATAATGGACGATTTTGAAGTAGCTAATTTAAACGAATCGCGGAACGAATGGTGTGGTAGATTAGTTTCTATATTTACACCGTTGGTTATAGAAGGAGTTCAATCTATTTTTAATGAATCTTGGAAAGTATGTTTAGAAACAGAGGAACCCGGAAAATACCTAATGTCTTTTCAAAATATGTTATCGGCCATCCCCAAATGGAACGCAGTGACGATTGAAGAGGAACGCAAACGTATTATTGATAGAAGTGGTTGTGGTTATCTTGAGGATTTAATCACGTGCGTACATATTATACAAATGAAAATCCTTACGTGTATTCGTGTCGGGAATAAACAAAAAAAAATAGATGTCTCGATACCAAATATAGATACATTCTTACATAAATTATATATTCACGTTGCCCGTGCGTGTTATAAGAATGTTTATTTATTTGAGCGTAATATATCTGCATTAACGGTTCAAAAAAATAACCGTGAATTAGAATGTATCGTGCAAGAATGCATTGTCAAGACTATACGCGAAAGCATTCCAACCGAAGAAATTATCAAGGCATACATGGATGAAGGTGTTGAGCAAGAAGAAGAGGTTACAATTGAGGATGTAAAAGAAGAAGAAAATGAAGATGAAAAGACGGATAAAGAAGAAGAAAAGACGGACCCCATAGTAATGGAAGACGAGACACCGCCTCCACAGGTTCCTACTATACAAAACACAAATGAAGACCCAATTGTTACAAAATTAACATTTAACGATTATGATAGTGTTCTTGACGTAGACACGGGTAAGGTAAGTGATGTCAATGCTCCCAAAACGATTGAAAGATTAGAGGAAATCAGTTCTGAACGTGCGGTTCAGAGGAAATTAGAGGAAGAAGAGGATGATTTAGATGATAAAATCAAAATACACACTGATAATATTGATTTAGGTGAAATGGACTTTATGAATATAGGTAAATCGGGTTCAACGACGAACGATTTAGTTCCTTTAGATGATGTGGTAGAAATACTTGCTTAAAACTATGCGTTAATATAACTTATTAATTATTACAAGTTATATTATAATGGAGAAACCTTTATTATTAACCGTTGTAATCGGTATATTATATTTCGGCACAAAATTAGCAGAATCTAAATTCATACATAAAAAACAAGAACCTATGAAAAATACAGTTCGCGATACATTAATTGTTACCGCGTGTGCGTTCGTAGTATTATTTGCCTTCTTTCATATGTCAGGACCGGTCGCTGAACTACTCGGTGGCGGTGAATACGTTGGTTCACCAGCTGCGCAAGCGTTTATTGATGAACCCGGTTTTTAGAAACATTTGAATAACATACACATTTTTATTAGAATTGTTTCATTCCCTCGCTCATATTCGTCATCACGAGATCACGGAAAATCCCCATGTTCACACCTATCATCTCCGATAATTGTTTATTGGGTGAAAAAATGATATAATGTTATAGTATAATGGAACGTAAAATAAAACATTCGCGAAGAACACAAAGAACGAAAAGAACACAAAGAACGAAAAGAACGAAAAGAACGAAAAGAACGCGAAGGAACAGAAAACCCGTGCGAGGTGGGAAGGTGACTGGTCGTATTGCGGAACCTGATATGTCATTAAATTCATCACACATTAACACTGTGCGCCAACAAGCTAATGGCATTGTGCGCCAACACTCTCGCACACGAGGAGTAGATGTAGATAATATCAGTGGCGTGGATTTGACAATCTATTTGACGGGGATTTTGGTGGAACAGTCTCATGTAGTTGTAGATGGTATCGAAACACCACTAAATGACGAAGTAGTGCAAGCCAAGCGTTTAATATGGGCGACTATTTTTTTGATGAGGGGGCAGACTATCGACTACGACACAATACCCACATACGCCACCAGGTTAGTTGCAAGCCTTCCGCCTCCAACCACTACGTAAAATTACACCACCAAACATTTCATCTCTACTCAATGTACAGATGAAATTGACCCCAACCACACTCTCCATTGACGAAATCTACTTTGATGACACAACAATGGGAATGATGTATTGCGCGTATATGTATGACGTGATTTGTGAAATCCAAAAACCGACAGGTGACTTATTTATGTTATACTACTTTACTCTGTATATAAGGGCATTGCGTCAATATCTATTAATTCTACACCATCATCAAGAGTGTCTACTTTATATTTATTAAAAAATGGATATTCCAGTTGATTTTCTGGCGTATGTTCGTGAACCGTCCGTGCGATCATTTTATAAAGACGGAATTCGGGAAAACGTTCTTCACCATTTTTCTTATATAATATATTTTTCGCGTTATCATCAAGACACCATCTGTATATGGTTTTTTGTAAAGGAGACATTTCATTTACAGTTTCGTTGCCGATTATAAAATCATAAATGGATGTACCAAGACGACATAAATCGAAACTATAATTCGGTTCAATGCGAGGACGCTTTTTATTATAAAATGGACCAAAATTATATTGTGTAGCAGCATCACCACCTGGATAAAAACTATCACTACAAAATAGTTTTCCTTTGAATTTATATATACTTCTTCCGAAATCAATCAATTTATAAATTTTACCATATGTCGGAACCTTATAATACTTGCCGTCCACTTTATAATATAGAAATTCTTGTTTTGTAGTAGTATACATAATATTGTTAGTATGGAGGTCATTATGTGTAAAATGAAACATTTTTTGATATGTTAAAAGTGATAATACAACTTGCATTAAAGCAGAACAACCCGTTTTTTCATCTATCAAATCATTCTCGAATAAACCATCAAGAGTTCCATCACATTTCTCAAGGCATATCATTTGAACCGGAAAATTATTGATATACACATACATCTCTTCGCTTTCATTCTCATCTTCATCACTTTCATTCTCATCTTCATCACTTTCATCCTCATCTTCTTCACTTTCATCCTCATTATCGCTTTCTTCATCACTTTCATCTTCATCACTTTCATCTTCATCACTTTCATCTTCATCACTTTCATCCTCATTATCGCTTTCATCCTCATTATCGCTTTCATCCTCATTATCGCTTTCTTCATCGCTTTCTTCATTGTCATCGCCATCCTCATTTTCGTCAGGTTTTATATACACCTCTTCCAATGATACATCAGTTTCAACAATAACATTAGACGAATCAATAATAATATCACACGCATCTTCTTCTATAATAACATCATCGGTGGATGAATCTAATATCTCTAACTTAATGCGCTTATTTCTCGTATCAACTGAATTCGCATCTATAACATTGCCTTCTGATATGCTATAAAGAACATCTATATTATTAATAAAATGACGTGAATTGTTTAAATAATCATAATCATCAGTAATATTAAATTTAAATTTATCCTGAACTGCTAGAAATGAACCGTGATAATCAATAGAATTAACAAAATTATGCTTATGGAGAGTATGACTACATAGAAATGAAAAAAACCCGTCAATATACGAGGCATTATCAATATTCGTATAGTTAGACGATACATCATTTAGTTTAGGTAATTTAATAATACCATATGGGTTTTTTTGTTTTCCGATTAAATATCTTACAGGGTCTGTTAATGGAGAGTATTTAATAAATGTTTTTCGTGTAATAATATCACCAGAAGGATCAATAACATTATCAAAATCCTTGAAATGGTTTGTATGGTTTAATTGGAATGAATCATAATTACCTTGATTCATATTGAAAAAAATGGAATGAATCGGTTGGTAATTCTGTACATCCTTAATATCAAAAGGATTATAATTATTAATGATATCTTCACTACTACCATTAAAACTATTTTTAAGTGCAACCGCATCAATGGAAGGAACCTTTCTGTATGCTATAAAAGAGTCTTTATTAAAAGCCGACATATATAAGTTTAATAAATATTATATTATTGTTTAACAAACGTTTATTTCGTTTATAAGGATAAATATATTTATTTTTCTAAAATATATCAATCATGACATTGGAATTGAGAAAATTCAATATGCGGGATATAACATTCAAGGCGAATGAAAATAAAGGTCCTGTTGTGGTATTAATCGGGAGGCGTGATACAGGTAAGTCGTTTCTGGTAAGAGATTTATTATATTATCATCAGGATATACCAATTGGTACAGTGATTTCAGGAACAGAAGCAGGTAATGGGTTTTATAAAGACCATGTGCCACGATTGTTTATTCACGATGAATATAATACAGCATTGATAGAAAATATACTAAGACGTCAAAAGACTGTATTAAAGCAGGTGAAAAGAGAAATGGAAACATACGGTAAGACGGTAATAGACCCCAGAGCTTTTGTTATTATGGATGATTGTCTATATGACCAAGGTTGGACACGAGACAAAATGATGCGTTTATTATTTATGAATGGTCGTCACTGGAAGGTCATGTTGATCATAACTATGCAATATCCGCTGGGTATTCCCCCCAACCTAAGAACAAATATAGATTATGTTTTTATTCTAAGAGAACCTTACTTAACAAATCGTAAGCGTATTTGGGAAAATTACGCAAGTATGTTCCCTACGTTGGAGTCATTTTGTTCTGTTATGGATAATTGCACGGAGAATTTTGAATGTTTGGTTATTAATAATAATGCCAAATCAAATAAATTAACGGACCAGATATTCTGGTATAAGGCAGAGAACCACCCCAAATTTAGGTTAGGATCTAAAGAATTTTGGGATCTATCTGAAGGTATGAATTCAGATGACGAAGATGAGGCATATGACCCCAATAAAGATAAGAAGAAAAAGGGTGGTAATATAATAGTCAAAAAGAATAACTGGTAATATGGTGTAATGTAGTCAATTATGATTATAAAATCTTTGCTTCTGATGCATCAGAAGCAAGTTTCCAAAATTGTTTATGCTTAGATAAACATAAACAATTTAATGATACTTAAATACAACTAACACCAGAGGTGGTCACAATAATCTTTGCTTTCTCTGTACAGCAAGCAATAAAAATCTTGCTCATTCTGGTGCATGAGCAAGATAGAAATAGGAGTAAGTTTTTCAACAATAATGCTTTTGATTATATAAACATAAACAAGTTAATGCTACTTAAAGACAACTATATATGTTATATTATAATGGACGCATCGCTGAATATTGTTGAACTCATAGAGAATAACCCGATAACTAAGTTATCAAACTCGTATAATGGTAAATTACTTACGAAAATTCAAGAGGGTTTCACCGATTTCGAACAACAATTGTTTGTATCAAGTTTTTACTGTTATTTGAACTGTGACCAAAAGAAAGATTTTGTGATTGACTTGGATGATATTTGGAAGTGGTTAGATTTTACAGCAAAAAGCAGTGCTAAAAGAATATTAGAACAAAATTTTACAATTGGTAAGGATTATACAAACTTGCTTAACTTGAAAGTGAAGCAAAATTCAAACAGTATCTCGTTAGAAGGTTCTAAAGTAAGAAAAACGCACGGAGGTCACAACAAAGAAACACTTATGATGACGGTCAAAACCTTCAAATCACTTTGCTTGAAAGCAGGGACGAAAAAGGCCGACGAAATCCACGAATATTATATGAAAATGGAGGAAATGATACATAAAGTCGTCCAAGAAGAAAGTGACGAATTGAGATTACAATTGGAACAAAAAGATAAACAGATGGAATCCGCAAAACAAGAACAACAACAAGAACTACAAAAATCAAGAAAAGCGGTTGAACAAGCCACCATCAATCAGTTCCCATTGAATACCGAATGCGTTTATTTCGGAACAATCGACAACCGAAACGGAGAAGAGAAACTGATAAAGTTCGGTCAGACCAATGATTTACAATCAAGAATTTACAATCACCGCTCAAAATTCGACAATTTTGTCCTTGTGAACGCATTCAAAGTACAGAACAAGGTTGAAATTGAGAACTTGGTAAAGAGACATCCAAAGATCAAGAAACAAATTAGGCAAATTGGTGTGGGCGATAAGGTATATAAGGAGATTATTGCATACGACGATACAAAATTCACTGTTGATAAATTGACTTTATACATAAAGGATATCATTTCAAGCAAACAATACAGCATAGACAACTTCAATTTACTAGTGAAGCAAAACGAAGAGGTAGGTGAGGCATTGAAGGATGAACGAGAGAAGAATGACGCATTGGTTACATCGTGTAAATCAAAAGATACTGAAATTACCGAATTGAAGAACAATTTAGAGCATCTGAAGAAGAGGGTTGAGTTCCTAGAATCTGAAAACCATACAACTCAACCAATAGTTGAAGAAGATGAACAGACCAAGCGAATCAACCAGTTTGTGGAAGAATGTTGCTTTGTAAATAATGAGGTGGAGGAATCTTCCGTGAATTTGGAAGGTCAGTTCCGAATTTGGAATGGCGTGAAACCGACCAAGGCAATGTTCCATCGGTTGAAAGAATATATGGACACACGGTTCAGACCTAAACGGTTACAAAAACAAGATTTAAATCAAATTGTTCATGGATATGTAGGCATTCAGTTGAAACCAATTGAATATAAACCACGTTTGGAAAATAACGATACCGAAACCTTCTTATTTCAAGTATGTAGGTTTTCTCCCCGTGGTAAAATTCTTAATTCGAAATTATTGGCGGAGTATCAACGATGGAAGAAGAAGTTGAACAAACCAACGGGCGACGACGACATAAAAGAGCTTAAGTCGTATTTGAACGCTTCTCGGTATGTGATGAAAGGCACTATTTGGGCTGTTACGACAAGTAATGAAGGCTATTACGGTTTGTCGTTGAAACAAGACGATGAATATCAACACAAGAAAACATCAACAAATGGAAAAGAGGTAAAAAAAATATGTACGAAGTCTAATCAAGTAATAAACACATGGGAAACAATTTTGAAAGCAGCAACTGATGAGAAGATGAGTGCCGCAACAATGAGCAGGAATGTCAAGAACAAGAAAATATTTGAAGGATATTATTATTCAAACAGCAATTAAACCAACGAAGAATTCAATCCTCCCTTCTCAGGGAAAGCGGATTTATATTCTTTGTGGTCAATGACCGAAACAAATGTTCATCGGTTTAGATCAATCTGCATATTATAAGTGCCTATTTACACCTTTGAAAGAATATAATTATAACGTAACGCATTACTTTATAATTTATAGTATTAATCGCCTTTACTTGTTCAATCACCACCACCGATGACGTTATTGCGAACAAGTTCATTGCGAAGACTTACACTCGTGGCGTCTGCTTCTTCGCGCTCGTCAAAATTAACAGTTTCAGAAACGCCGACAAGGTCACCATCCTCATTTAAACTCTGTGTTAGAACGTTTCCACTCTCCTTCGCCTTTTTAATATTCTCTTCAATTGCCGTGCGCTTGGCGTCCTTCACGCGTTTATCAAATTCCTCTTTCGCCCTTGATTCATTTACACTCTTCTCGTTATGTAATTGATTTAGTTCATCCTCCATAAACTCAATGCGTCCTGTCTTATACGCATCAGGGTCCCAAGGAATCCACATACCAACTGGACCAACGAAAATATCGTGATGTGGGTCAAAGTCGCGTATCTTCTTACATCTCATTTCCGCTTCCTCCTGAGTATTAAAAACACCACGCAATTTGAGACCTCTCACAGAAGTCTGGAACTCGTGCTTTCGGTTGAATTCCTCATTTAGTTTGGTCTCGTTC